GGTCATGATTACATAGAGGATGCATCAGATAGATTTGAATACTTACATCGAAAAGAAGAACGCATTCCATTTGATTTAGAATACTTTAATAAAATTACAAAGGGTGGACTTCCACAAAAAACATTAAACATTGCACTTGCAGGTACAGGTGTCGGTAAGTCTTTGTTTATGTGTCACATGGCTGCAAACTGCATCAATCAAGGAAGGAATGTATTATACATTACTTTAGAGATGGCAGAGGAAAGAATCGCAGAGAGAATAGATGCGAATCTTATGAATGTAAGTATGGATGCACTGCAAGATTTACCTAAACCAATGTATGATGATAAGATTGAAAAGATTATGAATAAAGTAAAAGGTAAACTTATTATCAAAGAATCTTTGTAGATTACTTAAATATATGTGCTTCTAGTCGATTTAAGGGGGGCTCAAACATAAATTCATACACACTTATAAAATCTATCGCAGAAGAATTAAGGGGTCTAGCAGTCGAAAATAACGTGCCTATCGTGTCTGCTACACAAACAACTAGAGGTGGATATGTGTCAACTGATATTGGACTTGAAGATACATCAGAGTCATTTGGATTACCTGCGACAGCAGACTTTATGTTTGCATTGATATCAACTGAAGAAATGGAAGAATTACAACAAATTACAGTCAAACAACTAAAAAATAGATACAATGATCCTACTGTAAACAAAAGATTTGTTTTAGGAATAGATAGATCAAGAATGAAACTGTATGATGTTGAACTAAAAGCACAATCTGATCTTGTAGATAGTGGCCAAGAGGACGAAATACCTGTACTAGATAAGACTACCAGTGGAGAAAGGTATGCCAAGTTCCAAGAAATTAAAGTCTAGATATTATGTTGATATGGATGATTCTAACTTAAATTATCCTTATAACTGTGTTGATGTATTAACAAATGAGGTGGTATGGAACTTTGAGTTTGAAGATGATGCACTTGAATGGTGTCAAAGACAAAACAAGAAACCTACGTTTGGTAAGGATAGGATACCCCCACATATGAGGATGTATAAAACATAAATATATGAGTATTAAATGGGGGAGCGATGTCTATTAGAAAGTTTGTACAACAAGTAAGGCCTAGAGAACAATCATATAAACC